GTTGAATTGGAAAGGTGGGGAAATTAGGAAACACTCATATCCAGATGAGATGATCAATATCGGTATTGATTTCGACGGTGTTATTCACAAGTGTTCCAAAGGTTATCATGACGGGACCATTTACGATGATCCCGTTGAAGGCGCTTCTGAGGCCCTACAAGCCCTGTCTGAAAAATATACTGTAATTGTATATACTTGCAAGGCAAAGCCTGATAGGGGCCTCGTGAACGGCCAAACAGGTACCGAATTAATTTGGAACTGGTTAAAGCAAAATAATTTAGATCAGTATGTTAGCAAAGTCACAGCAGAAAAACCAAGAGCAGTAGCCTATATTGATGACAAGGGCCTCCGGTTTTCAGACTGGGATAGTTGTATGACTGAGATGAAGTCGAACGGGTTAATTTAAAACATAAGACAATATTATTATAAAAGGAGAAAAATAAATGTCTAACGAAAGCAATGAGAGCAATCTTTCAGATCAGGCTCTGGGGTCGATTATGATGGCCTTGCAGAAGTCGCTATTGAATCAAAGTGATATCGTACCAATTCTTAAGGGACTAAGATTCCGAAACTCTGAGCAAGGGTTGGTTATTATGAATCCGCCAACGTTTAAGCTTGATTACGAAGAGATCAGCGAAGCCGACTTTGAGCAAGGTAACTTTAATCAAGGTTTGTCCGAGGAGGAGTTTCAAAGCTCCCTGGACGCTGCAATGCCAGAAGATAGCTGAGTTGATTACAGATGCCTAAGTATGTCTATAAGTGCAATAATTGTGAGGATGTGTTTGAAAAGTTCCATTCTATAAAGACAATGTTGCAAGACTGTGAAAAATGCCTCACTGAATGCAAAATGTCTGGTTCACTTGAAAGGGTACCATCGCAGGTGTTGATTGTGTCACATGGGTCAAAGGACGGAAAAATAGTTAGGCAATATATTAAAGACACTAAAGAAGATATTAAAACTTTTAAAGATGAGTTGAGGTCTGCGAAACACGAATGAATGAAACACATGTGTTATATCTATTAATCTGCGTATTGGTTTTTATCATTTTTGTTCTGGTTTGGTATATCAAGCAATTGATAATAAGGTTAAACAACTTTCTAGACGATACGTATGAACTCAGAGACATGGCTTCGCAATATTCAAACCACCTTAAGCAAGTGTATGAATTGGAGACTTTCTACGGAGACCCGACTCTTCAAAATTTGATGAATCACGCAAAACACGTTGAGAGCCAGATTAAACAATTTCAATTATTCAACGAATTGCCTGGAAGAGCAGAAGAAGGATATGACGACTACCAAGAGGAAGAGGAAGCGGAGTAAAAGAGGCTCCAATCAGTATTTTACGAAAGTACATGAGCAGGCAATAATTGATTATGTTGCTAGTACCGATCAAGCTGAGAGGGAAGAACTTTACAAGGTATATATTGGACCAGCGTTTAATGAGTTGGTCGACAAGATAGTCTATACTTACAAGTTTACAACATTGCCAAACATCGACTCCTTGAGAGACGAGTGCAAGATATGGTTGACCACTATTCTTGACAAATACGATCCAAGTAAGGGCTCCAAAGCATTTTCGTATTTCAGTGTAATTACGAAGAATTGGTTCATCCACAAGGTAAAGAAAAATTCAATACAAATTAGAAGAGAAGTGTATTATGATGATCTAAACAAAGAATTAGAGTCAAAATATGTTATGACCGATGAGTCATATGAGAAGAGCAGGGAGTTCGATGAATTTTGGAACTTTCTTTATGAAGAGATAAATTCTTGGAACAATAATAATATGAAGCCGAACGAAGAGAAGGTTTATAAAGCTATTATGGTATTGTTCGAGAGCACTAACGATATTGAAATTTTTAATAAAAAAGCTATTTATCTTTATATAAGAGAATTGACAGGCTTGAATACAAAACAAGTTGTCAATAATTTGAACAAAATGAGGGTCAAATACAGAATATGGAAGACGAAGTGGAACAGGGGGGAGGTCTGAAGGGATTAGAAAAGCACCTCTCTGATGCTGTAGAAAATATAAACTCTGATAGAGCAGTTACTAACTCTTTGTTAGCTGATGTCATCATCATGCTAAAGAAGAACGAATTGAACCACAAAGAGATGGGACAAATTGCTGCGAAATATGTCGAGACCCTTCAAAGATCAAACGAACAACTGGTCAAGGTTTGCACCATTTTGCACAAGCAGACCAATTCTACTTCTGGGCTGAGCGACCAAGACAAGGATGAGCTTTTTGATATGATAAAGGAATCAAAATGATATGTCAAAAAAAGACAAGCCGGATCCTCAAGTAGCAAAAATTTTAGATGGAATAGAAAAACCATTAATCCCAGATTCCCCAACAGATCGACGCTTTTCTTCCTTTTTTGAAGAACTTTCAACTGTTCTAAACGACAAAGCAGCCAGTGCTAACGACGCTACGGGCGACACCTCCCGTCAATTGGCAAAAGTATGTGCAGTCTTACCACAAACGGATGGCTTCGCTGGTTACATCAACAATTTGTTTGGATCAGATTTTGGTGGCTTCACCACCTTGATTGCTTACAACCCCCGTGTACACTCTGGCATCCCCGATCCTCATGGATTAGCAACGCCAGAGGAAAAGGTCGAAGCCATAGCGTTCAATCTTCTACCGGAGTCTTCCTCCAGATTCGTTGCTTCAAGCGAAACCAACCCAACCACCCCAGAGGTCGGTCAATGGGTGTGGGTAACATACCAGGATAATGTCAACAAGACAGGCGGAGTATACTTGGAACCTGTTAAGAATGTGGATGGTTCAATCGCTAATTCTCCCACCAATCAGGATACAACTAGAAATTCATTCGACAACGGGATAGAGATTCCACCCAACGGAGCCCCCGGCTCAGGTCCTGAAGTAGAAAGGTTTGTATTATCGAAAAAGACAACCGTTATTTTGAAAGAAGGTACGCCGAACACAGAAAATAGGGTTAGAAGAAATGTTTATGGCGCATTGCCAAAAAACTCTCCTCTCTTAGTCAGGCTACCTGGGGGACAAAAGGTGCACGTTTTGGTGGAGAAAAGGTTTAACCTCATGAACAGGGACTTTGTACAACAGACGGGCCTTCAACCATTCACCGTAGCTTCTGGCTGGCGCCGCCACAGATGGAAGGGTAGAGCACATTATGAAGCTGCCATGATCAAATTATATGGCAGTGTTGCAGAAGGAAGAAAATATAGAGCATACGCGTCACCACACGAGACCGGTCTTGCTATTGACCTTCGAGGCAATGGAATTGATACTAAGCGCGGTAGGATTGCTACCATGAGGCGCCTCCCGGCTTACAGGTGGTTGACCCAAAATGCATATAAGTATGGTTTTTCACCTTACAAGCTGGAACCTTGGCACTGGGAACTCCAAGTGCCTAGAGATAGTTGGGCCACCGGCAGCGAGTTTACATCTGATTTATCTGTATATGTTGAAGAACAAAGCGCTGTTGTTTCGGGACCAGAGGGCCTAACCAGAGCCGCAAGATATGCTAGAGAGGAGTTTGTATAAAAGATGCCAGGAGAAAGTAGACCATCAGTTATTAGAAGAAGGATGGGTTCAGCAAAAGAGCAGAATCTTTCAAAAGCAAACAATGCTACAAAATCTCGTGTTGTTGGGATAGCAAACGATCAATCCATAGAGCCAATACCGGCGTTCATTCAATCCAAGAGTGAGAATGTTATCACAAATGGGCAGAATGCTTGGATCGTATTAGGCAGGGATAGACCTGGCCATTTGCTCACAGGGAAGGGTGGCGTCGGCGATACCGGCGCCGCAAGTATCGATATGGTTGTGGGAAGGTTGTCTGGCAACCCCGTTGAGCGCACCACTGAAGATGAAAAAATATTTGTTGATCCTGATTTCAAGAAAGACGCGGCAAGAATCCATATAAGTCAGAAAACGGATGTTGACGTTAATTTTGGTCTAGAGGTACACGCCAAAGGTTCTGGGAATTTATCGAACAGGTCAGCTATTGGTTTAAAGGCCGATGGAGTTAGAATTATTGGACGTGAAGGCGTCAAGATCGTCGCCGGCGGTGACGCAGCCAATTCGCAAAATGCTCGAATAACAGAGATCCCTGGAATTGATTTAATAGCTTATGGTCAAAACGAACTGTTAGAGCCTCTTGTTAAGGGCGGAAGATTGTTGCAATGTTTGCACGACTTATCTTCTGAAGTAGATCGACTAACTGCAGTGGTTGACGGCCTTTTGATTAACCAAATAAAGTTGAATGAATCCTATATACAACACACACATTTGTCTCCTTTTTATCAGCTACCGACAAACCCTTCTCTTGAGGCACAGTATGCTGGGCAAATAGTCATGGATAATCATGTTGAATACACCGAACCAGACTTGCAAACAATTAGAAAAAATCTTAACAATTGGAGAAACAAATATATACAAGCCCTTGAAAGTGAAGACTATATTTGTAGTCGACACAACAAGACAACTTAAACTATGGCAAATGGAAACAATAGAAATTCTAACTCTTTAGCATCCAAGCTGGTCATCCCAGACTGGAGAATGCTCAACGAAGATCAACCTTATCTTAACAGGATAACGGGGGAATATTGTATTGTTGTCGCCACAGACATTGAAAACATAGATGCAAACACCATTGACGCTGCAACAGATATCGTTAGAAGAAAGGGTGTAGAGAATTTGTACCGCTTTTACAACAAGAGGGTGCCAAACATAGAGCGCCCCCTTGACGCCGCCGCCGAAATGCAAAGAGTGTTCGATGCGTCTAGTGCACCAAACTACCACTTAGATCCTAGACCCTGCTCTACTTTGAGATTTTTGGTTTGTATCGATGCTGAAGTGTTTGATTCTATACCCAATGCAGATCCACAATTTCTCATTCCCGTCCCCACAGACAATGTACCTTTTGTTGCTACGTACCTGTTGTCGGACCTAGAACGGTTAATAAACTCTGTGGCAGAGTCTTTGGAAAACTATCATCGTGAAATAGAGAAATATGCTGGAACACGGGTCAGCCCCGATTTGGATCTTAGAAAAGAGTCGTTAAGGTTGAGGGCTGCCTTACCAGAGTTGAAAAAATTGTTTTTCTTCAATAACATACCATTCTCGGATCCCAATAGGGAAGTTCAGCTAGGGTTTGATGAAAGCTATGGCTTAGTTAATGTTGGTATCAAGCCAACAACAGAATATGCAAACGCGTCAGGCATCCCAGAAACATTCGCAGAAAGAATCATAATTGGATTTCAGACGTTCAAAAACAATGTCCCAGTAAAGTTTACTAGAACAAGGAAGTATCTCTCCAGTTTAAAAGAAATGGAATCGGAGCTAGAATGTCCAGCAGGCCGCCCACCATGGTATCAGTTTGTAACTAAGTGGACCCATGCTGCAGCAAAGCCAATTGATAAGTTCCGACGTTCAAGGAGGGGCAAGGAAGTCCTCAGGACTGTACCATCACATTTTCCAGTTGGTGTGCAATATAAAGCTGTAAAAGAAAAAGATGTCACCTCCGGAGGCTCTTCTCTGTACACTCATATGAGTGAGGATGTCTTTGGCGACAGTTCTGTTAAAACCGCTTCTGATGTTGATCGGCAAAATAGTGCGCTGACGCAAGATGTGAAGATACAGATTGCAAAGGAAAGAGAAGAGCGTCAAGATGATTTTCTAGATACGTTGTTTGGCTCCACCGGAGTTACAAAAGAGTTGAGAGATTCTTTCAACAATAGTAAGGAGGCGTATGAGAAGCTCTTAAACAAGGTTAATATTAAATATTTGACTGCTCTTTCTTTGCGCTGGGCTACTGCAGGAGGGAGGCAAGAGCGGTTCAACAAATGGCTGTTCAAACAAGGGTTGGAAGCACTAGATTATGTCGATCTGAAAAGAGTTACAGAGGGTTGTGTAAGTGCAGATGTGTTAGCGGCAAGTGGGATATTCGACGATGTGGATGAGACTTGCCCAGACTCTCGAAGAACTGCAGCGAATGATGTTTTTGATTTAGTCGAATCTGGCCAAGCTGACGAGGAATGCTTAAAGGTTGCCTTGGAGGATGTTTGTCCTCCGCAAGCACAACTGTTTGGCTGGAGAGGTCATGCAGAAAATTTCTTGGAGAAAACAACAAGTAATTTTTTGGCATACGATAAAGATAATTTATGCCCGTATCCCACCAGTGACGAGGCCGTTGTTGCAGTTATTCCAACTATAAAATTTCCTTCCTCCCGCGAAGTTGTTGATATTACTGAAAATATTCATATAGATTTTGCTAGAGCAGTTAGGGACACTTACGATGAGTTAATTGTTGGTATAGCCAAACAGTTGCTAAACACTCTTTATATAAATTTTGAAAATGTACTCTGTAATTGGAGTGATATGAAGAAGTTCTTCTCCGGAGAAGGAGAGGAAGGCACGTTCGAAGACATATTTGGCCGACAAATACCCGATGGAGCCATTGGAGTTATAAAAACGGCCTTAAGAGATTGGGGCATTGATGCTGATAGTATCGACTTAAGTCTAGCGCCGGGACAACCTGGAAACCCCGCTAATGCTTGCGCCGGCTCTGCTCAAGCAATAGAAAACTTCTTAGATGCCGTAAGTGAGTGTCTTAATCCTGGTGAGCTTCGTGCGAGCCTGAAGGGCAAGGAATTGGGCATGAACATTCCTGTAATTGAAGAACAAGCAGCAAAGTATCTTCCTGGTCTAAATCCAGAGATTATGGCAGACGTACTAGCCGCTGCTGCTTCTGGCATCGACTTCGGAGAGCTTGGAGAACGAATCAGGTATGAGATAGCTCAATATGTATGTGATGAGAGTGCTGCAGATAGGTTCGATGACAATTATAGAAATTCTTTGCGAGGCCGAGCAACGCCAGAAGAAATCGAAAGACTTTTGCAGCAAGAGAGAGACATTCAAAATCAAAATATTATGAACCTTGGCAGTCTTCTCAATTCGTCAGAAAAAGATATGTTCTCTATATGTGCCGATGACCTTCCATCAATGCCAGAGATACCTTCCGAAGCATACATGGCAAACAAGGCCCTCGACACTAGGTTTGGAATCATAGAAGGAAGTTTCAACCGAGAGATTCGCGACTTTCCTTACCTCTTGTTGGCGCCAGAAGCTCGCCCAGCCGGCCCCGGTGATCCACAGTTCGAAGCATATGTTAGCCAAGTTATTCAAACAGAATCCGCCCGCGCAATATTCAAAAACAACGATAACACGAAGTTTGCAAGAGTAATCCCGCTCACAGATCCAGTCAACGAAGCCGATAGTATCTTGATGGAGGCTTTCCAGGGATTTGGCCCCTTGGGTGACCAAAGTGCCCGACAGCTAGCGGAAAGCCGAACCACCACTCGTGCCGCAAATGGAAGCTTACCACAGTTGAGAGTCGTCACGAGCCAAGTGCTCCCACGACTAAAGGCTGCACTGAGCAATCAACCTAGAGACTTTATAAGCTTCGAAGAGACAGAAGTGGGATCGAGTGTTCAGTTTCAATTGCCACGAGTAACCACTCAGGTGGGGGATTATATTGAGGTTGTCACTAGCCAACTTGGGAATATAACACATGAAATAAGACCTGTTTGGCCGACTGGGCAAGGCTCTGATCTAGATTTTTTCAAAGATAGCTTCTTGACCACAATACCGTTCAATGCTGGTCAGGCAGGATCTCAAAACATGATCATTGACAGCGATGCCCCCAATGTGCCCGCGACGCGATTAAGTGACGAAGATATACAACATTTAGGACAAAATCATAGCAACTTCTTGTTTGCAGAAGCAAACCCTCAAGAACACAGCGCACAACAGGTGTTGTTGGCGAATTACTTTGCTGAACCTCTGGCTCGTCTGCTTGCAGTGCCGGAAGAATTGTCCCGCGGCGGCAGCGATCTTGGAAACTTTTTTGACCTTGCCGGCGGCAATTTATACCGGCATCTTAGTAATAAAATCTTGGACCAAATAACAAGCATGTTCTCCGAGTCGCCATTGTTTACTGCTACAAGCCCAAACAAAAAGGGTATTTTGGACATAAACCTAGATCGTAGCGCGCCACCAAACACACAGTGCCCCCCCGGCCGAAGGCCCAAAGACAACCTTATGAGAATGAATTTTGAAAAACAAGAGTCTTCTCGTAGATATAAAATTTTGAAACAACAATTTGAGAGAGTTGTAACTGGCACCCAAACTGCTCCCCGCCCGTTAGCTGCTTCAACCATCCCATCCATCATACGCTCTACAGCTAGAATTCATGTTGTGGAGAACGCTCTAAGAACAATTTTCGGTCTTGCAAAGTTTAAAGCATCGGAGGGTTTATATGACGACAGGGTGATAGATGAGTTTTCCAAGAGGTTTATAAAACAAGAAATTAATGACCACATTGTAAGAAACGCGGCAGCCTACAATCAGCTAGGGGATTCCCCTCCTGTTATAGACTTTGAAAATGAAGTCAAAAGATTGGGATATGAAAACTTGAATGAGCTAGTCTCAGACGAAGTGGACATTGTATTTCAAGAAATCGAAAATATAATGATGGAAGAATATCCCGATGAACAAAGGGATGATGTTATGTCGACAATCTTGAGACAGGTAAAACAAGTAGACGTGCCGGCCAAAACAACCTTTGAAGGTGCTAGAAGTTATCCAAATGGCCTTGGAAAGATTTATGATGATCCAGATGAGAGCTTCCGCCCGCGCTTGGTGTTCCGTTCATTTACCGAGCGCGGCGGACCATTTTTGAATACAGCTAATTTTCCATTGATTAACCCTGACACTGGCACTGGCGGTTATTTCGTGTTTGAAAGGTATATTGAATTTTTGCCAAAAGGCAGGTTAGATCCAAATCTTCAACAAGAAGTTATACACAAAGACTTACTCCAAGCTAAAATAGAAAATGCAACAATTCAAGCAGGCGTCTTGCCTGATGGTCACCAGATAGAGAATGTTAATGCATTTAGAAGAATGTTTAACGAGGGCGCCCAAGAGTTGGCGATGAGTGACCCATCGAGTCGAGAAGTTGGTCGCACGGGTGTTCCCGGGATGGTCGAGGTGGGTGATCTTGATTTGAGCGTGCGCACTTCTGAACTTGTCCAGAATCTCAATTTAGCCGGCCCTGCTGCAGAGCGTGCCTTTTTTGCAAATCTTGAGATTCAACAAAGGCGATTGAGCGAGTATTTTGAAAAAATTGTTTATGGTGTAAGACTTAGCTATATTCACCCCATGGGGAACACTGGGGATAATGCCGACTTTACAGAATTTGTCAACAGCCCGGAGGGGTTTATGGCAAATATCTCCGGACCAAAAAGAAATTTTCCTGAGATTGAAAAAGCATACAAGATAACTGTTCAAGCTGAGAACCCGGAAGACCCCCCGGTTGAATATTTCAGCATTCCAATAATGAAGTCTCCAACAACTTCTCTTGGCAACTACACCATAGGTCAATTTTATGGCCTGGGGGACCACATGGATGTTGAACAGATACAAAACGAAAGAAACGCATACAACGCTGCTGAAGAAGCAGACCAAGAATTTTGGGATCGAACTCGCAATAACCCCAGTGGCCCGGGCTTTATCCAGCAACGCCTAGGTTTTGTTAATGCTGATCAAGTGTTTGACTTCTTGGGTCTGAATAAGCAAGACTTCCTCAACGGCGGCATCGTCAATTTTGATCGATCACCACACCCGGATGGCCCCCGATGGACAGGCGGCCCCATTGGATACGCTAAGCGAGGCGGAATCGCCGGAACCGGCCGCGGCGGCTTAATCTTCATCGGGCAAGCCGGCCAAGGATTGTGGAGAAATTTTAAAGTTAGCTGGGGAAATCTTTATCCCGACGCAGAATGGCCATCCCCCCCGTATGAAGGTTATACACCTAGAGGTGCCTTTTATGTCGAAGCCCCAACGTTCATGCCACCGTGTCCCCCGGGCTCTGTCAGAACTTTCCGTCTTGAATACAGAGGTAGGACCTCCGGCCGCACACTTAATATCTCCCCGACCTTGGCAGAGCTGGAGCCAGGAGAGTTTTTAAACCTAGATGTCGAATATTTTGAACTGGTAGCTGATGAATGTGCTATCCGGCCAAAAACATTTAGTTCTTATGGACTGCTTTCCAGAGAAATATTTGGTTGGGATCGCACAATTCAAAGATTTATGGAAGAAGATAAAGATTTTGAAATATTCTTCAACTTTGTGCTAGGAACTAAAAGATTACTTGCTTTGACTTCTATTTATTGTATGCAATCAGCAGAATACTTTAATCCTTCGTTAGTCAATGCTTTCGATGGCACAAAAGATAGCTTAGTGTCTTCGCTTTATTCGATGCAGCCAGATATACCAGTGGAGTCTTTTTACGCTAAGGAGAACCCAACCTTGGCCGCTGCAGGTGGTGTGCAAGGTCTACAACGCGCACAAAGAAAGTACGCATCCACATCTGGCCCATCAGGCAACGCTGCAGCCAGAACTGTTTCTTATATAATAAAGGGGATGGCACAACAGATGGATCCATCTTATTCTTTTGCCAGCGACCTTGACCGACAAGGTGTGCTGCCTGTGCCACTAGACTTTAGGGCACTTATGTTGACAGCCCCAGCGAACATTGTTCCTTTTTCACCCCTACCTCCCATCGGCCCCATGGGCTTGGCGGCATATGCTGTTGGGTTGCTCCCAGGAGAAAAAACTTCTTTCGAAAATAGAACCTTGGGCGCGCAAGGCAAGCTACAGGTTGAAGAAGAATCTTGCACAGAGGAGCTTTCTGAACAAGATGGCCCACGCGATGGATTAGGGGCTAGCGATGAAGCGGTTGAAAACCTTATGGGCATGGCTGCCCGTGGAATGTTCGCCGGCTACGGAGGTGATGAATAATGAAGGGGATAGCACCTAGAGTTCCTTTTCGCAAAGGCGACGATGGCTATGACATGATTGAAACCTATAAAGAGATGGTTCATCAAAATCTGAAAAGCGTTTTATTAACTTCTCCTGGTGAAAGAATCATGGACCCTGAATTTGGTGTTGGGCTTAGAAACTATCTTTTCGAAATGAACAACGAATCAACCTATGACGACATCTCTGGAAAGATAAATGAACAAGTGGAAAAATATTTGCCATTTATTGAGATAACCAGTATTACTTTTGATGATGATGAAGCCAACGCTCTCTTCATGATGGTCGAATACAATATTTTGCCCTTAGGTATTGATGACGTGGTTCTTATAGAGAACGGGATGCAGGATCCCGCCGGCGCAGTTGGGGCGGTATTTTAAAATCGATTATTTAGTTAATAACTAATTAATTAAAATGACAGAAGAAAAATAAAAATATGGCAAAAAAGAACGTACCTATAAAATATACTAGTAGAGATTTCGAGACAATCAAACAAGATCTTGTTGATTACGCAAGGAGATACTATCCTGAGACGTTTCGAGACTTCAACGAGGCTAGTTTCGGCTCTTTGATGTTGGATACAGTTGCCTACATTGGCGACATACTTTCGTTTTATCTGGACTACCAAGTGAACGAGTCCTTTCTCAATTCCGCTGTCGAGTATGATAATGTAATAAGATTGGCAAAACAACTTGGTTACAATTTTCAACCTAACCCAACATCATATGGTATCGCCTCTCTTTTTGTCCTAGTACCTGCTCAAACGACTGGAGGCGGCCCGGATACAAGATACATGCCAATTTTGAAAAAAGGTGGCACATTTTCTACCGACTCTGGCGCAACCTTTATGTTAACTGAGGATGTTAATTTTTCCGACTCTGCGCATGAGCAGGTTGTTGCAAGGGTAAACTCCTCCACCGGTGTACCGACTTACTTCGCTGTAAAAGCAAAGGCTCCAGTCATGTCTGGCGATCAAACAGAGGCATCTTTTACGATCGGCGCACATACACGATTTTTAACAGTTGAGGTTCCTGGCTCAAACATAGCAGAAATAATCAGCGTTTACGATTCTGAAGGGCATGAGTATTTTGAAGTTGACTTCTTATCACAAAACTTAATTTATAGAGAACTGACAAATAGATCGGACAATACCGAAACTGTTAAAAGTATTCTCAAGCCCGTATCCGTTCCAAGAAGATTCATTGCCAGTAATACCAGTGAAGGTATGACGTTGCAGTTTGGATTTGGATCGGATGACAAAATCAAAGATAATCTTGTTGTGGACCCGGCAAAAGTTGCTCTCGTACAGCATGGCCGAGATCACATTACAGATAAAAATTTCGATCCCTCAGTTCTCAATCAGACTGATAAGTTCGGTGTTGTTCCATCAAACACGACACTTTTCATAACTTACAGGGAAAACAACGCATCCAA